CCACTTCTCCCTTGAAAGGCTCATATCGAACACTCTTTGCTTTCCCCGTCTAGGGGATATGGTCCGCCCTGTTGTGGCCGGGCGGTTCGCCGTCACCCCGGCCGGAAGCAAGTCCGATGCCCGTTTTGCAAGTCCGCGGAAAGATTGAGGAATTCAGCGCCGGTCCTGAACTGGGCCCTCCAAACCCGCCCAAAAGTGTAGGCCAAACCATACACTTTTTTCGACAACGGTCTGGGGACAAGTCGAGAATCGTGAACGAAATCAAATGGTTGCGAGCCGCCGGGCGAGTGTATGGTCCCGCCTACACCCCCTGTGGCGTTTTTCCACACCCGTTTGGCACGGTTTTTGCAATATTAGCAATAAGGCTAATTCCTCATAAGCCGTTGATATAATTAGCAGTATTGCTCTTCTCTCACCCCATACCCGCGAAGCGGGTATGGGGGTTAAAAATTGCCCTCCGTGACAGGCGTTTCGGACCCTTTCAAAAACTGCGCGGTATTTTTCACGATTTTGGAACTCTTACCACATATATATGATATTATTGTATAATATGGTATAATTCCATTATATACGTCAATTCGTATAAGTTGACGCATATCCGACGCATAGAAGCGCGCATATCGGTCGGCGTCGGGGGTTTAGAGAATTCGCGGACTCGTCCGCGTATATTCTCTTAGGGGGTCGCGGACGGCGGATTTCCTTATAGAATCGCGGACTTGCGCGTCCGCGCCCGCGGACGAAACGCGGACGGGCGGACGGCCTTATTTTTCGCGGGGTTACGAGGTAGGTAGACCGGGCCTGTTTTAGGGTGGGGGGTGGGTGTACAAACCGTACGAACATCAGATTGACTTGCTCCGGGCGATGGGGAAGGGGTGTAGACGCGCCGTCGCCGTCTGGCACCGCCGCTCCGGTAAAGACACCACAGCGTTCCTGGGGTGGATGATACCGGAAGCTTTTCGTATAACCGGGACGTACTACTACTTCTTCCCGACGTACGCGCAGGGCAAGAAGATCATCTGGGACGGAATCGACAGCAGCGGGCAGTACATCCTCAATCAAATCCCCCACGCGGACCTAGTCAAGCGGAACGAGACCGAGTTACAGTTGACGCTCCCCCGTGTTCAAGGCGGTTCGCAAGGGTCCATCATCCAAATCGTGGGGACCGACAAGCTGGACTCGATTGTCGGGACGAACCCGGTGGGGTGTATCTTTTCGGAGTACTCGCTCCAGAATCCCCAAGCCTGGTCGTTCGTCCGGCCGATCCTGGAGGCCAACGGCGGTTGGGCCATCTTCATCTACACCCCTCGGGGACAGAACCACGGCTACAAGCTGTACACCGAGGCCCGGAAGTCCCCAGACTGGTTCGTCAGCCTGAAGACGGTCGCCGATACCCGGAAGCACGACGGTACCCCGATCATCTCTGCTGAGCAAATCGAGCGGATGCGGCGGGAGGGGGAAGACGAAGACATCATCCAGCAGGAGTACTACTGTTCCTTCGCCGGTGCGCAAACCGGTTCCTACTACTCCTCCTGGGTCAATCAGGCCCGCACGGAAACCCGAATCCGCCCGAACCTATTTGACGCGACACTACCGGTAGATACATTCTGGGACATCGGTAACGGTGACGATACAGTTATTGGATTCCGACAGATCGCTTACAACGAACGGCGGTGGATTGACTGCTACGCGGCAAACCGTCAGGGCCTCGACCACTACGCGTCGGTTCTCACGGAACTGGCGCGGGTGCGGAAGTACCGGTATCGACACCACTACTTCCCGCACGACATGAAAGTTGTGGAGTTCACCACCAATGAGTCACGACTGGCCGCTGCGAGGAGACTCGGGATTAGTCCCGCATCCGTTGTACCCCGAAGACCTTTTGGGGAAGGAATTGACGCGGTCCGACGTTCGTTCGCGAGATACTGGTTCGACGAACACCGATGTGGAACCCTCATCGATGCCCTTGCGCTCTATCACAAGAAATGGAATAAGGACGGACATTGCTTCACCGATCTGCCTGACCACGATTGGTCTTCTCACTATGCTGACATGGTGAGGTACGAAGCGTTGACCGGTGGGCGGATGACCGAAGACGAGTTCGACGAGCGGATGCCGAAGGCCGCCATTTCCACCTTCGACCCTGTTGAATATGAGCCGTGGGCCGTCTCTACTCCAGACTACGACAGTTGATGAACTACTCCGACTCATCGAAACGCGGATTGAGCGGCTCCGGCGGAACCGTATCCCGTGGGAACCGCTGTTCGACTTGAAGACGGTCGCAGCCGCATGCTTAATGACCAAGTTCCAACTCAAGCGGTACATGCGGGAGATCGGCATGCACCCCGTCGTCAATCGGATAACCGGCTATGAAGGGCTTACCCAAGCGGACATCGGGCAGCTTCGCCAAGCTCTCCTCTACCGAGGTACGAAAGGTCCCTCGGCCGTCGGACGATCCGTCGTTCCCGTTAACCCCCGGAGCCTTACGGAAGGCGATTCTGGAGAAGGCGGAGATCGGGCTGGACCAGTTAGCGGACGCGATTCGCCGGGCCTTCGCGACGAACCTGAAGTTGCTTGAGGCCGAGAAGACAGTCATCACGACCTGTGAAGGACAAGTCCTCAAGTTCAACGTCCCCGACAACGCGGCCCGGCAACGCGCCGCGGAGTCCCTGTACGACATCGGCGGTGTTGTCCCGAAGACCGATCCCCAGCAGAGTGCTGGACCGATGGTCGTACTACAACTTCCAAACTATTACGATCCGGCGTTCGTTCAAGCCGCAAAGGTCATTGATGTACATCAAACCCCTGACACAGAGTCAGTTACCAACTCTTGAGACAGGGGCCAAGGCGTTCTTTGAAGAACTGCGGGAGCCCGGCTCGTTCTCCATTGACGCATTCGTTCGTTACTGGACTACGATATATCAGAGTGGTGCCGGTGAAATCCTGGGAGCGTACGACGGCGACACGTTGATCGGAGCACTTGGTTACGTGGTTGGACCTTCCCCGTACACTGGAAAGGCGCGGTCCGATTGCCTATTCATATTCGTGACACCCGTCCTGCGAGGTTCCCGAGCTGCGCATCTTCTCACGAGTGAATGGATACTGAAAACGGCAGACACGTATGGGGTTATCGACCGCACAGCGGGGGTACCCTTCGCGATGCCCGCCGCTCAGCGTCTCTATGCAGGATACGGATTTCGGGGGTACCAAACGGTGGTGAGGAGGATTGAGTAATGTGTACAGGCGTTGAGATTGCGATGATTGCTGGGGGGGTTTCTTCTCTCGGATTGGCGGGAGCTACCGCTGCTGGCGCGTTCACGCCCGGCCAGCCGGAACCGGAACCGTTTACACTTCCAACGTCCGATGACGAAGACGCCGCCGCCAACCGGGAAAGCGAGCGCGATCGTCAACGCCGCCGTGCCCGTACGTTACAACGGACGTTCACGAATCCGTCGTCGGCCTTTGTGGAATCCTCGAACATCGGCACCAACAAGCTGTTTGGACAATGACGGCTGAAACACTCGCGGATAGAATCATTCGAGAATCGGAACGCTTGACGGGTTTCCGCCGGTTGTGGGAACCCATTTGGCAGGAGATCGCGGAACTCATCCTTCCGCGCCGGTCAGACATCACCGTTCGGAACCTGGAAGGGCGCAACAAGAATCGGCGGTTGTTCGATAGCACCGCCCTTAACGCGAACATGCGGCTCGCAGCGTCTATCGGCGGGACTGTGACACCGTCTACGTTCCAATGGTTCGACCTGGTGGTCCCGGAGTTGTTTGGGACCGACGTTCCCAAAGTAGTCGAAGACTGGGCCTCGATGTCCGGCCGGAGCATGTTCAGCGCGCTTCAGCGGTCTAACTTCACCGTGGCCGTTCAAGAGATGTATCAGGACCTGGTCGCCTTCGGTACCGGGGCCGTGTTCATCACTACAGACGGAGACGGCCGGTTGTACTTCCGCACGTTGCACCCCGGCGAGTACAGCATTGACACCGACTGGAATGGCGAGGTCACCAAGGTCATCCGGCACATCCGGTGTACGTACCGGGATGCGGTCAAGCAATGGGGACTGGAGGCCATGTCCCCGTATGTTCAGGAGCAAATCCAACTCAACCCCGAGAAAGCCCTGGACACGGAAATGGACATCGAGCACTGGCTGGCGTACCGAGACAATGAACCACTGGGATTCCCGGTTGACAACTTCCCAGTTGCGTCCGTCTACGTGGACAGACGCCACCGCCACGTTATTCGCAAAGGGGGGTTTGAGGAGTGGCCGTGTCCGGTTGTCCGGTGGAGTACAACGTCTGGTGAGCATTATGGGCGTGGTCCGGGGTTCTCGGCCCTTCCTGACGTGGCCTCGCTCAACAAAGCCGAGGAGTACGGCCTCCGCGCCTGGTTGAAGGCCATCGATCCGCCGCTCATGGCGTTGCACGATGGTATTCTGGGCAAGCCGGACTTGCGCCCTTCACGCATCACCTACGTCAACACGGAAGGTGCCCTGCAGTACCTTGAAACTGGCGGTCGCCAGGACGTAGAAACCGTCAAGCGTGAGGACAAACGGCGGTCCATTTGGAACATCTACTTCATGGACCAAGTCCAGTTCATCCCCGAGCGCGGCAAGACGCCCCCGTCGGCGGAGGAGGTCCGTGCCAGGCTCAACATCATGCTTCAAGTCCTTGGTCCCGAACTCGCCAGGTTGGAACGAGAGTTCCTGAACCCCCTGTTGGATCGGGTCTTCTCAATCCAAGCCCGCGCAGGAAAGTTGCCAGAAACACCGCCGGAAGTGTTACAATACGCGCAACTCGTCGGTGGCGACTTGAACGCTCAATTCCTTGGACCAGTCGCGAGGGCGAAACGGCAGGCTGAATCCTCGACCCTGGACGGGTTCGTGGCGTTCGTCGGCGCGGCCGGGCAGATCGACTCGACCATCTTGGACAACTTGGACGGTGACCAATTGGTCAAAGAGAAAGCCCGGATTGAACAGGTGCCCCGGAAGATACTCCGCTCGCAGCAGGCTATTGATGAAATTAGGCAGCAACGTGCTGCCCAACAACAGGCCATGCTACAGCAACAAGCGATGATAGACCGTGGTGGAGTGGCGAAAGACCTGGCCTCGGCGGCAGCGGCCGTGCAACAGTGAACGAACGACAATCTCGGGAACATACCCGATTGATCCAGTACCGAACGGCCTTCGGTTCACCCGAGGGCAAGGCCGTGTTGGACGACTTGCGACAGCGATTCCTGTTTCAAGACAGCCGTCCACACGTCGCCGCCAACAACTCACTTGGGATTGCGTGGATTGACGGACAACGTAGCTTATTGGCGGCTGTCCAACACTGGTTGACGGTGGACATCAATACCCACCTGGACCGGCTCGCAGACCCGGCACGCACGGAGGACGACCCGTATGGAGTCGGATAATCAGACCCCGGCACCAGGGCAACCGGCCGGTGACGTAAACTGGATGGAACACATCCCCGCCGACTTGAAGGACAAAGCGTATTGGGAACCCGTCAAAGGTCAGCCGTTGTCCACGGTTCTCAAGAACTACGGACATGCCCAAGAACGGTTAGGAAAAACGATCGTTTTTCCTGACAAGGAGGACGACGTTGAGGGGTGGAACAAGGTCTATACGAGGCTCGGACGGCCCGAATCTCCCGACAAGTACACCTACGACCTCCCGAAGGCCGAAGGTATCCAGTGGAAGAAAGACGGGTTCGACGCCTACAACCGAACCGCGCACAGCGCCGGACTGTCCAACCGACAAGCCGCCGCTATCGCCCAGTGGTTCACCAATGACGTTGTCGCGTCCGCGAAGGCGCAAACCGACGCCAAGTTGAACCAGGAACGTGGCGTTCGAGACAAGCTGTCCAAAGAGTACGGTACGAACTACGATACGCACGTCAACTTCGCCAAACGAGCCTTAGAGAAGTACGTCGGTGCCGACGCGGCCCCGAAGGTCTTAGAAACCTTCGCCGGAGACGAAGGTGTCCTTCGCGGTCTCTTGAAGCTCGGGAAAGACCTGGCGGAGGACGGTGTGTTTGGTAAGAATCCATATCGAGATGCCGGTGGCGATTCTCCTGCGGAAGCGCAGAAACGCGTCAACACGATCCTGGGGGACCGGTCCCACGCATACTGGGGCAACCCGTCCGATTCCAAGACGCAAGAGGCGTACCGAGAGGTTGAGAATCTGTTTAAGCTGGCGTACCCGCCCGCGAACGAAGGATAACCGTCAGGCCCTTCTGCCGCGAAGGCGATTGTGTGGGTCCGTTTCGGGCAACCCCCGTAGTCGCGTGTAGTGTCACTGAGTAACGGAGGCAAACATGGCTGATACGATTAATGTTGCGCATGTACGACAGTACAGCAGCAACGTCATCTTCCTCTATCAGCAGAACGGATCAAAGCTGCGGGGGAAGTTCCGGGAGAAGCCCATTCGGGCCAAGTACGATTATTTTGAGCGGCTCGGTGCGACGGCGGCCGTCAAGAAGGTGGTTCGTCACGGCGATACGCCGCTCATCAACAGCCAGCACAGTCGGCGTCGCGCAGAAATGGTAGACTACGAATGGGCTGACTTGGTCGATCCGCAGGATGACATCCGCATCCTGATTCAACCGTCCAGCGCGTATGCGATGAACGCCGCTCGGGCCATCGGTCGGGCCTTTGACGACGAGGGCATCCTGGCGTTCAACGCGACGGCGCGGGAGGGTGAGGACGGTAGTACATCCACGACGTGGGCGTCCTACACGGCGTCCAATACCGACCACGCTATTGCGGCTGGCGGTACTGGACTGACGGTCGCCAAGTTGCGGGCGGCCAAGCAAGCGCTGGACGACGACGATGTCACCGACGAAGGTCGGCACATTGCGGTCTCCCCCGCGGGTATCATGGACCTGTTGGAGGACCCGCAGGTGACGTCCAGTGACTTCAACACGGTACAGGCCCTGGTCAACGGGAGCCTGTCCGGTCCGTACGTTGGGTTCGACTTCGTACGGACGACCCGGTTGTCCAAGTCCGGTAACACGCGGACGTGCTGGGTCTGGCAGATGGACGCGATGGGCATGGTGGTCGGTATGGACATCATGTCCCGCATCAGCGAACGGGCGGACAAGGGGTACGCCTTGCAGGTGTACAACATGGCGTCGTTCGGTGGAGTGCGCGTGCAAGACGATGGCGTGGTCGAACTCGCCATTGACGAGTCGGTGTAATCGAAGGCTGGCGCGGGTGACGGACGGCTAGAACCCGCCGCTCCCGCGCCGTCATACGAAAGGTGACCACATGGCGATTTCAGCGCCTACGAAAGCCTCGCGGTATACTGAATACAGTGACAACGGCGGGAAAGTCGCGCCCAGTGACTGGGGTGCTAAGCTTCGCGCCTCTTATGATAAGTTGACGTTTACGGCGGCCGGTTTCACATCGGCGGCGGCAGGCGATCTTCGATTGATTCGTATGCCTGTCGGGAAGGTTCGTATCTACCCGGACCTGTGCCGGATCGTATGCCCGGCGGGTACCGCCACGTCGGACCTGGACATTGGGATAAGCTCGTACACCAGCGTAACGGGTGCGACTGTGGCCTTGGCAGGGAACGCCTTGGCGGACTCCCTTGACGTGGGCGGTGGTGCGTTGGACCAGACTCTCCCTTTGCCGACCAACGGCATCCTGGAAGTCGAGTCCGCGTCGGGGTTTGACATCGTATGCTCCTTCGATACGGCCAACTCCCCGGCGTCTGGTGACCTCCACATCACCATCGTGTATCAACAGGGTAACTAAAGGGGGTGAACAATGCCGCAATATGAAGTGGTATATTCCAATACCCCCTGGAAGATCGTACACGGGACGATGGCCCTTGACGGCTCGAACCCCACGCCGATTTCGACCGGACTGGGGAGCGTCGCCAGTGTTAGTCTGGCGCTGGAGGGCTCTTCGTCGCCGGGGGACGGAACGTCGGTGTTGACGTATGCCATCTCAGGTGGGACCGTAAACGTCTACGCCTGGCAGAACACCGGTGGTACGGACCCGACGCTCGTTGCCTCGACGGGGACCCAGACCTTCTCGTTCGTGATCATCGGGCGAGAGTAACCGCTGAGGGGTGGGCCGTCCCACCCCCAGTGTGTCTCCCTCTGTGTTGGAGTGTAAGATGCAAAAGTGGATCGGTGTCGTCTTGTTGTTGCTGACGTTGGCCGTGCCTGTTTGGGCGCGGACGACGATCCTGGCTAGTGGAGTGACGACGAACACTACAACTACACCCGTCGCTGGAGTGGTCGGCGGAAAGTCCATTTACGGACAGGTGGTGTGCTCTTCTGGCGCGTGTGCGCAGACGCAAGCCGTCTACGGAGACATCGACAGCGACGCCGCCAACGGCGTGCTGCTCTGCACCCTGACGCTCTCCGGCACGACCAGGGCGCAAGATGCCTGTC